CGGCATCGACAATCAAACCGAGACCATCGAAGTCTTTACCAGAACCGAAACCATAAAAGACACCACCATTACGCTGCATGCTCGAGATTTTAGCCTCGTCCATGCGGGTGGCCAAAAGACGTAGCACAGCTTTTTCGCTGTTGCCGTTAACCGCCTTTTCAATACCGGGAACAACAACGCTTTGCTCGTCAGCTGCAACATACCAAGTCAGCATACGAGTGTTGTTAGTAGCACCAGTTGGGAACTGGTCCATACCAGCGAAGCTACCACCAGTGTTTGAGTTGGCAATAGTAATTGGCTGGTTCATCGTAACGCCCTTCCAAGTACTAGGCTTACTCAAAACTTTCGCAAACAAAATGTTACTGTTGTTAATTTGGTCAACCACGCTTGGCAGAATTTCTTGGTAAGTGATGTCTGCAACGCGGTCAGTGAATATGGTACCAGCCATGTATTTAACCCTTCTCTTATTTTAAATTAAAACAGCCTATAGCGCGCGGGCTATAAGCTGCCTTTATGAATTCAATACTACCTGAGCGTTAAAACAAAAGCAACACTATTTTTTCGCGGAAGCCTCTTTAGGCTTCTCAACAGATGTAGATTTGGCATTTTTGTCAGTTTCGGGTTCGTAGGTCTCGCCGCCGGCTGGTAATTCCGGTTCGTCAGCAGGTGGTTGTGGTGGCGCAACCGGAGCTGGTGCTGCAGCCGGTAAGGTCGGGGCCGCTTGACGGGCCGCAAGCTCTTCGGCTTGCTGGGCTGGTCCGACGGGGCCAATGTGCGGCAATAGCGCGGGCTCAGGTTTACCGATTACATCAGCTACAGCTGCAATGGAATCACTTAAACGGGTTGACTGAGGCTTATCATTCAGATGCTCAACAAGGCGTTCGCCTTCATCCTCAGTAATGACTGACTTTAAGATTAGTACGGCAATGATAGCGTTAAAGTTCATATGGTTATGGTCTCCTTTTCAGTTTATTAAAAATCATCGGCATCAATACGAGCTAGGATATCACGAGTCGTAGTACCAGACTTAACGGTTGGCTTAACGACATTGTTCGGATTCATACCCCGGTTGCTCTCACCGCGCTCGGCACCTTTTTCACGCCGGGCTTTATCCTCGGCAGCTTGGTCGTCATCAGCCTTTTTAGCAGCTTGACGTTCAGGGCTTTGGCGCTCCCAAATCTCAAAAGCTTCACTAAAACCAATATGTTTGTAGGGTCGGCCCTGCTCATATTGCTTAAGGTAGGTTTCATTACGCTGGCTCATTATACTCAGCACCTCGGCCATTTGCTTAGCTTCCGGGCTGTCGTCAAACCCTGCATCACCAGGCCGGACCGTAAATTTCGGGAAACGTCCCTCTTTTTGCAGGTCAGCAACATCAGTTCTAATGCCTTCGTTTTCGCGTCTCTCAAAATCCTGGGCAGCGGCATTGGATTGGTTCTGCCTGAATTCACCAAGTAGCCTGTTCGCTTTCTGTTCAAGTTGCTGAAAGCCAGTAGTGGCGGCTGCTAATTGCTGGTCATTAGCGAATTTAAAGTTAGCCGGAATGTCACTAGGACTGTAAGCCTTAATCTCAACTTCTTTAGCATTATCACCTTCACCCTGTATACCACGAATGACAATCGGCTCACCGATATTGTCAGCAATATGCTTGGACTCAGCCGGCGATAACTGAATACCAGCGGCATCAGTCGGTGTTTGCGGGTCTTTGGGCTTCTCTTCAATCTCTAACGCATCATCAGCGGTAAACTCACCCTCTTTGGGCTTCTCAACTGGTTTACCATCTTTATCTAACTCAGGTTTGTCGGTATCCTCTTCTTCGATGCGCTTGCCGTTTTTGTCGTACTTGGGCTTAGCAGGCTCTTTATCTGCGGGCTTTTTATCGTCTTCGCCAGATTTTGGCTTGCCAGCGCCATCATCTTTGGCAGGGTCTTTTGGCGGTGTATTTTTATCATCTGCACCCCCCTTAGGATTTTTAGGGTCATCAACAACTTTATTGTCTTCGTCGAGATTATTGATGGCCTGGTCAACTATATCGGTAGTTGGCGTTTGCATGGGCTCTACTCCTTTATTAATTACTTAAGTTTAACACTTACATCATAGGTAAGCTACCAGGGTTGCCCGGCTGGGGCATAGGTGCTTGACCCGGTGCAGGTATCGGTATACCACCAAATACGCTACTTGGCGTCGGACCGCCAGGAGGTGGCATAGGCATACCGCCCATTGGTGGCATTCCCTGCGGTGGCAAACCGCCGGGTGGTAATAGTTGTCCACCTGGGCCTTGAGGCGGTGGCATCGGCATTGGTGGTGCACCTGGGGCTGGCCCGGCGCCCGGCTGACCTCCGGCTTGTGGCAGTGGACTATTTGGGTCAGGTAATGGAGCGCCGGGACGTAAACCTTCGCCTGTTGGCGGACCAATCTCGCTAGCCTCTTCAAGCGCCAAGCGCTCTTCGAGTGAATCAAGACATTGATTAACATACTTAATGAATTTGGCCTGCAAGCTCTTTTTGGCCTTCAAGAAGTCATCATTAATCATTAACTTGCGTAAGCTTAATATGTATTCTTTCGATGGGTTTTGCTTCTCATCGACCGGCTTGCCGTTCATTATGTCTTGGAAGGCCACATAAGCTTCGGACTCATCAACCACATCGAGCGCATCACGCGCTAGAGCCATTGGGTCAGATGTTTGCTTAGCCCAGTTATCATATAGCTGCTGAGCATTATCGAGCTGCAAAATCTTATAAGCATCGAGCAGACTGATAGCCTTCTCTTTGAGTAATTGCAATATGATGGCTTCAATACGGCTGCGGTCCGGGTTAGCCGGTTTGCTAGCCTTAACACGAATACCTTTTTGGATTAAGTCACGCTTCAATGTAATAAAGTCAAACTCACCATCGCCGGCATCATAAGTAAAATGGCGTGGCTTATCGTCATACCAGACAATTGCCATCTGCACATAGTACTGGTAGGCTTGGCCAATCATGCGGGTAATGGCACGGACCATCAAATCTTGTCGGCCGGCAGCCTGGTTCTTCTTAATCATCACCTGGCCAAGTGTCGGGTCACCATCGTCAGCCTGATTACCAGTAAAATCAACTGGCGCTCCCATCAGATTACCGATTTGCATACGAGCGTCTTGCTTATCCTGAATAACATAATCCGGTAATTGCTGAGCCTGCAGCTGTAGCACTAACTGCTCAAGGTTCTTGCCGTCTTCGTTATCGACGAACAGCTTTTGATTCGGGTCGCCAGTAATGTTCTGGCCATCATCTTTAGAGAGCCCTGAGCTGGTACCAATCACCAAAATACCATTGGCTTTATCGGCGTTCTCAGCTATCTGCCTACCCCGGCGCATGAGGTATTTCTGCATCTCTGCAGCTTGCTCAAGCGGTGTAGTGTTATCAATCAGGTGCGTACCGTAGTTAACTAGGTTGCCAAAGATATACGGCTTCTTGGGAAATTTGAGCAGATTGAGGTCTTTACGGCTGTAGAGATAATTGGGGTTGCGTATCTTTTCAAGCACGATGTTGTCAAAGTACCAGACAATACCTTCTTCGGGCTCATTCTTGGCATTATAGTGGGTGACCGAAACCTTACGTACGGCCAGCTCCTTGGTCATCTGTTTGGGTGTTTTACGCTTAATACCCAGATGTTCTAATAATTCATTCTCACGGTCAGGGAATTCATTAATCAGCTCCTCGGGTGTTCGCTTAAGCACATCACAGACAAAGCCGGGATTGCGGCCCAAGGCAGCATTTTTATCAAGTATGCAATGCTCTGGGTCCTTGTGCTCAAGCACAATTTCTTCAAGGTCTTTATCATAATAGAAATGTCCAATAGCGATGCGCTTGTTTAAAATGTCGCGTGTCCACAGCTCGGCTAGCATTTCAATATTCACAAAATCTAATACGTCACCACCGAAGTAACATTTGATAGCCTTTTCTAGGTCGCTGGCAAATAGCTTGTGCATTTCTTCGCGGCCGGCGGGCACGACCAACGGGCCAGCAATCTGACTGGTAACATAAGCTACAATGCTCTCTTCACCAATAAATATCTGGTTTTCTTTATACTGCTTCTGATGCTTGTACAGGCCGGACTCGTCAACCTTGCCCAAGTGCAGCCGGGTATTCTCAGCCCGGGCATTCTTAAGGTCAAAACCTTTGGCGTCATTCCAGTATTGCTCAGAGTCATTAATACGCTGATTGAGGTTACGGATAATGTCGCGGTCGGGCAGGTCCAGGTTAAGACTGGATAACTGGTCAATCTCACCAGACTGCTGCACGATATTATCGACACTGGTATTGTCGAGTACTGGGGCTGTGCGGTCGTATTCAATTGCCATTAAGTGGTCTCTTCATCTGTTAATTTAGAAAACTTGTAGTCGATATGGCGCTTAAGCTGTTCATGGTGATGGTTGCGCTGCTTCTTGAGCTTAATAAACCCTATGATACCACCGATAAGCACTGCACCATAACCACCGACACCGGACCAAAATAAATACCAGGGACTGTTAGCGTTATCAAGTCCAAGGACTATTTGTAGTGTATGCATTCGCTTATTTAACTCTTTAAAAAGACCAATAACAAGCCTTAAGCACGATTATACACTAGCATTAACTATTTCTGATACAAGATACTGAAAAGCGACTTGCAACTATGGCATTTATGCTCGGTAACTTGGCTGCCTGGCTCAAGCGTTGAAATACTGGCGCCGTAAGCATTACTAATCAGCATTTGATTTGAGTTATGCCTGAACACTATGCGGCCACAACGTGGGCATCGGAATGGTACGAGCTCAGTAGCCGGGCTCTGGCTAGCATAGATGTAGACTAGGAATTTCATTGCTCAGCACTTCCAGCACCATTAGGTATGCCACGTGGTCGGCCAGAATTAGGGCGATAGCCACCATGCTTGTGCTCTCGGTGCTTACGTTGCCGATAAAGCTGGTCGTTAATCATCAGACCTAGCAACGTCAGAGCACAGAGAATGCAGGCAAATACGCCAACCAGATTAATAACGATAAAGAATTCAAGCGGTCCCGTCATAATGATACCTTCCGTGATATTAAATTCAGGATGCGGATTGTACTAAGCCGGCAATTTCCGACACCTATTACTAGTTTATATACCATAAATGGTTTAATCGTCTGCCGATTCATTTAATGCCCTCTTTATGTTTATCTGGCCACCTGTTGCCATATTATTCTTAATTTCAAAGGCTGGTGCCAGACGCTCACTAGGTGGTACAGTCGATACCACTCCGGCTTGCCCATGACCAGATACATTAGGCATTTGGTTTTGGTAAGCAGCCGAGTCACTAGCATCATCATTAGCAGCCTTTGGAAACAGCTTAAGTTCTTCTTCGAGCTCAATACACTGGTTTTGGCCGCCAATGGTCAAGTGCACTATACCACCATTCTCATAGCGCGGTACAAGCGTTTCAATGCGTAGCTCCTTTTGGGTGCCACCAGTTTTAAGCAATATGATGGTCAGGTACGTACCTCGCTTGCGCATTTCCTCACGTATCAGAGGCAACAGGCCTTGAGTAAACTGGTTATCTTCAATGCCAATGGCCCGCAAATGATAGCGATGCCAGTTAGTAAACATAAGGTCGATAACCCCAGTGGCACTAAGCTTTTCGCGGTAGCTCATAAACTGCCAGATAGGGTAGTCGCTGCGGGCATTCTCAATGAAGTTAATCGTCACACCTACAAAGTCTTTGCCCTCCTTGATGTCGTCTTTGCCACGAGGGTCAATCGTCATAGTGTTATGGGTAGTGGCAATATCAAGCGACTCAAAGGGCTTGTACCTAAACCACGATTGCTTAAATTTCCTATTCTCTTCGTCAATCGGGTTCTGCTGGTACAGGGCACTAAACTCGTAGGTACCCATAGCGGTCTTCATAGTCAGCAGCTTGGCTTCATTGAATTTGTCAGGCCAGAGGGCTTGGCCCAACTGCCTATGGTCATCATTCTCGGTAGCCAGCGCTTTATAGCTAATAATATTCCACTCGTCGTATGGCTCACCATCACGCTTGGCAATAGCAGCATCACGAAGTACCCGGCCGGCTAGGTCGTCTTCATGCCAACGGGTTAGGATAAATACAATCATGCTGGCGCCCTCTTGTCGAGTGTAAAAGGTTGAGCGATACCAGTTATAACGGCTCTCACGCACTACAGCACTGTCAGCCTCTTCACGGTTTTTAAAGGGGTCATCAATAATACCAATCTTAAAGCCACGACCAGTCAATGCACCACCAACACCGACAGCTGTGTAGCCACCGCCTTCGCCAGTAATCCACTTGCCTTTAGCTTTAGCGTCAGTCCGAAGCTTAGTATCAAACATGGCGCTATATTCGTCAGAGGTCATAATGTTACGGGTAAGCATACCAAAGTCGGTGGCTAGTTCATCAGAATAGCTACTAACCATTACAGGCCACTCCGGCTTCCTGCCAAGCACCCAGCTTGGAAATTTCTGGGTAGCAGTATCACTCTTGCCGTGTCGAGGTGGCATAAATATCATAAGCCGTACGTTTTCGCCACGCTCGAGGGCCCGGTAGCCTTGCTCAAGCTGTCGTGCTATTTCAGCATGGAACCATTGCATTGAATAATGCTTATCAATCAGTATGCAATACTCGCCAAAGCTGCCGTGCAAGGCCGCTTCCCTATATATCGCTTCGATTTGTTCGAGCTCTAATAAGCTGCTCTGCTTGGTCAGCACTTAAACCTACCCCCATTAATTTTTCACCATCACTAGTAACATCAGTATCGATACGGTCAACCCAACCGAAGTTATTCTTAAGGTTAAAGATGGTGCCGGCCACTGCATTAGTTTCGAGGCGACGCTGCACATCATGTTCTATTTTGGCCTTGGCTTTTTTTATCGTGTTACTAAACTTAGGGTTCAAGGGGTCGTAACCATCATCACCCGGTTTAATATCATACTTGCCATCTTCGTAGTCCAATAACACCTTACGGCTAGTGTCTAAAGCTAATGCCAAACCAGTAACACTGTACGGCTCGCGGGCAGACAATCGATACTCAGTGTATTGCTCAGGTGGGCGGCTATGGTCAGTAACCATATGAGTCTTCTGCACTGGCTTACCACGCACTACAGTTTCGTAAGTTTCTTCAATCTCATGCCACTTATAAAGTACTGCCTGCTCTGGATGCGGGTCACAGTCAAAAAAGTAAGCGTCTATCTTACTTTGTAGCTCTTCAACTGATTTAAACTTGAGTGGTCGGCCACCTAAATTTGTGGGCGGCTGTTCGTCTTGAGTTGGTTGGCCTACTACGGGCTCTGCACTTTTCGCCATGATAGCTAATTTATACCATAACCCTAATGCCTAGCACAAATGTCAGGGAGCAGCAATCCTGTTTTCGCCAGTCCGTTTGTCATGGTGATAATAGCCTTGGTGGTCACCACTTGGAATATAAAAGGTCACGTTATCAGGTGTATTCTCTACCACTATGGCTTGGGTACCATCTGGTGCAGTCATTTGGCTTTGCTCTTCGCTCTGCAGGCGCATGAGCGTATTGGTCCACTGGCCACATACGGTACAGGCAGTGGCATAAGCTTGTACTATATTTTCATGTGGTGTATGTCTTTGGCAGCTAGCACAATACAGTAGTGTTGGTTGACGGGCTTGGTTTAGGTTCACTAGCCCATTATAACGCTAATCTTTGTAGGGTAGAGCTACCTGCTTATGACGCCGGGGCTTTACTCTATCACTTATTGCCGGGTGGGCCTTTAGGTAACTACGTGGTGCGGTAGCCCGGTTCAAATACCATTTGTTAATTTTCATTACTTTTTCGCGAGTCTTGTCAGTGCCTTTGCGTTCGCCAGTCTTCACTAACCACAATAAATTAGCCTCTCGGGCTTGTAGAAATACTGGCCGGTTATCTGTGGTAATGAGTAGTGCCATTTCGCATTACTCACTTCCCTTGACTTGGTTATGAAATTTATGGTAGGTCATATCTGTTATGTTCGCATATTGTCTGGTTTTAAGCAACCATCAGCTTAAAGTCGTAGCCCGAGGGGGTGGGCACCTGCGGGCTACTAACCGCCAAGAGCACGGTTTTTAGGCTACGTTCGGCGGCTTATCTGCTTAAAGTGCGCCCACTACTTGACGGCTGATAGGTACTTAAATCTGGCGTGTTGGCTGTTGGCTTTGATGGCTCAACGATTTACGGACTTCACGACTAGCCGCACCAACTGTTTATTTATTCTGAATCCTATGTATTAAATCTTGAACCTTATTGGCGTTGATTATATTTTCATGGCTTTCAACGTCGCCTCGTTTTACCCAAGCTAATTCCTGAAGCTCCAACACTGTCTGTAAGACGGCTTTGGTGTGCTTTTCTAAAAACTCTGAGGCATCTATCCGTCCACAAGTCATGCACTCTCTGTAATCGTTAGGTATTGAGTGGGGCGCATGAACCCAAGACCAGTAGTGGCCTTCAGGCTCATCATTCGGCATATCAATACAGCGTGGCTGTGAAGCATCCAGACTATCAGTATCTTTGTGGGTCATAAATCAAAATCCAACTTTCTCTCGTAATTAGCCCTGATGAACACCGTGATAGTGTCTAGGAGCGGCTTTGAAATGACTTGATTATTATCAAACAGCCACCTAAGCAGCGCCTCCGACTCAGACTCATCGTACTGAATGAATACATCTTTAGGCTGGTTAGGTTTGGTCATGTCAGTATTACCGCCAAGAATGCCCATATTACGAAAACTATTACTGCTAACCACATTACTTGCCCGCCATATATTTATAGTGCTGGGGGCAGTTCCGCCATATCACATAATCTTTGGTATAGAGACATAAACAGCTCATTTACTTGCCCTCCTTTGGACATCTTTGGAAATGCTTGGCCTTACATTTATCGCAGTACCATTTAGTGAAAACTGCCATTACTTGCCCTCCTTGATTGCTTGACGCTCAAACTCTATAGCATTTCGGACATAAGAACGTGTTACCAAATGCTTACCCTCCGGTACGGTATGCTGCACTATCGACTGTTCTATATTGTCCAACCGTTCTAAGAAATAGTCCTCAAGCTGCTGGGCGGCCTGTTCAATAGCTGTTCCATGTCCAGCCAATTCATTCAAGCCTTGATTTTGTTCAGCATTAAACTGGAGAAGTATCGCCCGTATCTTATGATTGGTCATAGCCAGCCCTGACTTGTCTGACAAATCTCTTTACCGCACTTTTTGCAGATTGACCAATTACTCATTCCATCAAATCTATTTTGGGCAGGGTCAGGCGTGTGCCAACAGACTTTGTTTCGTTTCCACCAGTCTAATATCTTACTCATAGCTTATCTCCCAACTTCTGCTCTAGTGCCGCTAGGCGGTCAATAATTGCATGTTCATAGAAATCACCGCTTACAAAATCTCGCCTTCTAAAACCCCGCAGGATATGTCGTTCTGCCTTTATCGTCTCTTGTTCAATGAGGTGCTTCAGGGCTGCTTTGGCTTCTAACTTGTTCATCTGCCGAGAGCCGTCATTGTCAACATGGAGCTGATACTGATATTTAGCGTAACTATCCAATATCTCATCTAAGGGGTCAGTAGGGTGCGTCATAGCTATTTACCTACGCATTGATATTGGTTGTTGAATACTGTTGGTACGTTAGCTACAGATTTGCAGTGGGTGGCGTAAAACTCGTCCCGTTTGATATTCTGGCTGTTGTTGTAGACCAGTGTGAAGTAGAAAAATCCACCAATCACTAAGGCAGTGGTTATTACTGCCAAACAAATTGCTATGATTTCTGCTGGTGTCTCAGTATTTTCACTCATAATTAACTATCTCTCCTTCCTATGGTTAAGGGCTTTAAGTTCAGCAATCCGCTTATTTATATATTCATCAACTTCATTATTAAAATCGCTTACTCTGGGTATATTTTCCAGTTCTAACCTGATTTTATTAGTAGTGTAGTCATCTATAACCCTTTTAAATCCTTCTATTTCCATCATCAAGTCAAATATTCTTTGATTGTGGTCTGTGTCTTCTGCCATAGGGTCGGACTTCACGGGCTTTTTCATAGCTGGCCCTGACAATTAAAGCAGACAGTATGGCCGTGCTC